ATAAAGAAATGAAAACAGACATAGAGAAATCTTTGTCAGTTATCGAAAAAGAAGTATCAAACAAAATTGAACAACTTGCTTTAAGAGTTTCAGTATTTGAAGCACTTAAACATTTAATTGTTGCAGGAAATGTTTTAACTTATTTACCAAAAAAAGGAAGCATGAGAGTGTTTCCAATTTCTCAATATGTAGTTAGAAGAGATGCTTCAGGTAATATTTTAGAAATAGTGATTTGTGAAAAAGCAAGTATTTTATCTTTAGGAAAAGAAGTAGTAGCACAAGTTATATCTGACCCTGATTATAAATCAGATGAAGATATAGAATTATACACACATATTTATAAATTAAATGATGATGAGTTTTATGTTTGCCAAGAAGTAAACGGTATTAAAATTCCCGAAAGTCAAGGTACATTTAAAAAAGAAAGAATGCCTTACCAAGCTCTAAGAATGGTTAGAGTTGATAATGAAGATTATGGTAGAGGGTATGTAGAAGAATTTATTGGTGATTTAAAATCTTTAGAAGGTTTATCACAAGCACTTGTAGAAAGTGCGGCGGCATCATCTAAAGTTGTTTTCATGGTTAGACCTAACTCTGTTACTAGAAAAAAAGATTTAGCTATGACTAGAAATGGTGACATTATTACTGGAACAGCAGAAGACGTAACCGTTTTACAAGCACAAAAACAATATGATTTACAAGTAGTTGAAAGAAGTATTGCAAAATTAGAAGAAAGAATGTCTTACGCATTTTTACTACACACAGCAATACAAAGAGATGCTGAAAGAGTTACAGCACAGGAAATTAGATACATGGCAGAACAATTAGAAACTGCTATGGGTGGTATATATTCATTACTATCACAAGAATTTCAATTACCGTTAGTTTCTATTCTTATGAAAAGAATGGAACAATCAAATGAAATACCAAAACTACCTAAAGGAACTGTCCAACCAACTATTATTACTGGTATAGAAGCATTAGGTAGAGGAAATGATTTACAAAAATTAAGAGAATTTGTTGCAGAGATAGGAAATCTTGCACAGATAAATCCACAAGTTGTTCAGGCGTTAAACCCAGATGATTTAATCAAACGTATCGCTATTGGTTTAGGTATAGATACAGATGGTCTATTAAAATCAGAAGAACAACTCGCACAAGAACAAGCGGCTCAACAAGAGCAAATGGAAAATGACCAGATGATGCAAATGGCAGAGAAAGCAATTCCTCAAGTTGCCAATAATTTATCTAAACCACAATAAGGAAAATAACAAATGGTAGAAACAGTAGAAATAAAACAAGAAGAGACTACTAGCGAAAAGCCAGTAGAGGAAAATGTTACACAAAGTAAACCTGAAGGTTTGCCAGAAAAGTTTAAATCAGTAGAAGACTTGGCAAAATCATATCAGGAATTAGAAAAGAAACTTGGTGACAGTCAACCTAAAGAAACGGAAATATCTAAAGATACTAATTCAGATTTAGATATAGCTGAAAAAGCAGTTGAAACCGCAGGGTTAAACATGGACACTCTTGCGTCTGAGTATGCTGAAAAAGGTGAGTTAGATGTAAAATCTTACGAAGCGTTAGAAAAAGCAGGGATACCTAAAGATTATGTAAATCAGTTTATTGAAGGTCAAAAAGCAATAGCTGACCAACAAGCAACATCTATCAAAAATATGGTGGGTGGTGCAGATGCTTATACTGAGATGTCTAACTGGGCGGCAGAAAATATGTCTGAGGAAGAAAAATCTGCATACAACACAGCAGTCAATTCTAAAGATATTGAAACAGCAAAGTTAGCTGTCGTAGGATTAAAAGCTAAATTTGAAAAAGCTAATGGTAACGAACCAAATTTACTTGAAGGCAAAGGAACAGTGTCAGGTGAAAAAGGTTATGCTTCATGGGCTGAAGTTACAAGAGCTATGGGTGATGAAAGATATTCTAAAGACCCTGCGTATCAAGCATTAGTAAAAGAAAAATTAGCTAACTCGGATTTATAAAATTATGAAAAATTCTTTATATAATAATCTTAATAAAAGAAAACGAGCAGGTACTTCTCGTCCAAAATCAAAAAGTACAATAAGTGTAAAAGCCTATGCAAAGATGAAAAAAGGCTTTTCTAAAAAAACATAGTTGTGCAACACTAATGTGTGGCAACTGCCATCAACAATTTAGCCAAATAACTTGACCCCTTGCGAGGGACAATCTTGACTAAATAACTGAATTGAAGAGGCTTTTATCAATAAACGTCATAAATAAACAAGGAGAACACTATGGCAAACGCAAGTCCAGTTAAATTTGGAAATGCTAATTCTGGTGCAACTCGTGATGACGCTTTGTTTTTAAAAGTATTCGCAGGTGAAGTTATTACTTCATTTGACAGAGCTTCAAAAACAGAGGGTGCTGATATGGTTAGAAGTATCAGTAATGGGAAGTCAGCAACTTTTCCAGTAATGGGAAGAATTGGTGCTTCATATCACGCAGTTGGTACTGAAATTACAGGTTCAGATATTAACCACAACGAAAAGGTTATTACAATTAATGACCTTTTAATATCTTCAGTATTCGTATCGAATATCGAAGAAGCAAAAAACCACTGGGACGTAAGGTCAGCTTACTCTACTGAAATTGGTAGAGCTTTGGCTTTTCAAAAAGATAAGCACATCTTACAAACTATTGGTCAAGCATCTTTAGCTAGTGCAAGTATCACTGGTGGAGACGCTACAACTAATATAGTTAACACAGGTATTGCATCTGCAACAGATGCTACTGCGGCTAATGCAATGATTGATGCAATCTTTGCGGCGGCTAAAGAACTTGATGCTAACTATGTTCCTTCAGAAGGCAGAAAATGCTTTATGAGATTAGAAGAATACTACAAATTAGCAAACGCTACAAATGCAGTGAATGTTGATTTCAGTGGTAACGGTTCAATCGCTGAAGGTAAAGTTCACAAAATTGCAGGTATTGAATTAGTACCTGTGGCACACTTTGTTAACTCTAATGTAACTTCAGGTACAGACGCAGGTTCAGCAACTAATGGTGGTTCAACTCCTCAAGCAGTTGACCTATCAAACTTTGTTGCTCTTGTATCTCACCCTTCAGCAGTCGGAACTGTTAAGCTAATGGATTTAGCTGTTGAAAAAGAGTACGACATTAGAAGACAAGGTACGTTAATGGTAGCTAAATACAGCATGGGTCATGGTGTATTAAGACCAGAAGCGGCAGTCGGAATTAAAGAAGCGGCATAGTCCCTCTTTACTTACATTGGGCGGAGATTAACACTGACAATCCGCCCAGTGTTCTCACACAAAATTTAACATAGAGGATAGATGGCAACACAAATAACACCCACAACCGAATTACAAGCTGTTAACACAATGCTTTCTACGATTGGAGAAGCTCCAGTCAATAGTATTACAGGCACTACAACAGTTGATGTAAGTACAGCAAAAAATATTCTTAACGAAACATCTATGTCTATCCAATCTCAAGGGTGGAATTTCAACACACATACCAATTATAAATCTTTATCTTTAGATAGTGATAGCAAAGTTCCGCTTCCGTCTAACTGTGTAAAAGCAGATGCTAATGCACACTATAGACAATATAATTATACAATAAGAAGTGGTTTTCTATATGATATGGATAATCATACTGATGTTTTTACTTCAGCTCCAAATTCAGTTGATTTAGTTCTAGTACAACAATTTGAAGATTTACCAGAATACGCAAGACAATACATTACAATGAAAGCGGCAAGAAGATTTGCGGCTAGATTTATTGGTGATAGTGAGATTACAAAATTAATTGGTCAAGATGAAAATGAAGCATTAATGGCATTTCATCAAGCTGATAGCCAAGAAGCTGATGTCAATATTCTTGAAGGGGACAGCAATACATTTTCTATTATTCACAGAACTACTAGAAGGACTTATTAAAAATGGGAAGTGTTGTTTCACAATCTATTCCTAACTTCTTAAATGGCATGTCTCAACAGACACCAACACAAAGAGGTATTAATCAAGGAGAAGACCAGATAAATTTACAAAACGGATTAGTAGATGGTTTATCAAAAAGACCTCCTTTAGATTTTGTAGCAACATTAGACAACAGTAATATTTATTCTAACAAAACAAAATTTTGGCAAATACAAAGAGATGCTGACAATCAATATATCGTGGCATTATATAATGGTGGGGTAAAAGTATTTGGTTTAGATGGTACAGAAAAAACAGTTACAGTAGCAAGTGGGTCAGGTTATTTAACTTCTACAAACCCTAGAGAAAATTTTAAATTAGTTAACATAGCAGATTATACATTTGTAGCTAACACAGGAACTACAGTTGCGGCTGATAGCACAACGTCTGCGGCTAAAGTAGAAGAGTTTTTAATTGTTTGTAAATTAACAAACTACGGTAGAGAATATAAAGTTGCCTTGAAACACCCATCAATGGCACAAGAACTAGAAGTAGTCTTTCAATTACCTTCAGGTAATGATGCGTCCACCGATAGTAAATTTAGAGATACAAATAAAATAACAGATATTCTTTTATATGGTACATCAAGTACACATTGGGACAGTGCCGCAGATGGTATTGGATTTAATGTTAGAAGAACAGATACGAATGCGTCTGTGTCAACAACACAAGGTTTAGCAAATTATTCTGGGTTTACGTCATATTTTACTTTTGAAGCATACGACAGTGTAATCTATGGAAAACCTACCGACCAAAACGCTAACTATGAAATAACTACTTCAGATGGTTCTGGTAACACAGCCATGTATTCTATAAGAGATGAAATACAAGATTTTAGTAAATTACCTTTTTACGGAAAAGAAGGAGTAATAATAAAAATTACTGGAGAAGAAGGTGATACACTTTCAGATTACTATGTAAAATTTTCAGGAAAGTCTGGTGTATGGAATGAAACTATTGCACCTGCTACCTCTATTGGTTTAGATAATTCTACAATGCCACACGCATTGATTAATAACAATGATGGAACTTTTACATTTCAAGAATTAGATTGGACAGATAGAGTATGCGGAGACGCTGATACAAACCCTGACCCAACTTTTGTTGGTAAAAAAGTAAATAACTTAACTTATTATAAAAATAGATTAGGAATACTATCAGGAGAAAATTTAGTATTAACAGAAAATGCTTCTTTCTTTAATTATTTTGCTACAACATCAACACAAGTTTTAGATACAGACCCGATTGATATTGCGGCTTCTGGTACAGAAGTTAATACACTTAAAAACTCTGTTGGATTTAATGAAAGTTTATTATTATTTTCTGACACTGCACAATACAAACTAGATAGTTCGGGTGAAACAATATCACCAACTTCAGCAATACTTAATCAAGTATCTTCATTTGAACATGATGATAAAGTTACACCAGTATCAGCAGGTAAGTTTGCATATTTTGCACAAGCAAGAACAAACAATACTGCAATAAGAGAATATTTTGCAGATGATGATACATTAACAAATGATGGACTAGATATTACGGTGTCAGTAGGAAATTTAATACCTACTAATTGCTATCAAATTATTAGTAACACTACTGAAGACACATTAATATTTTTAACTTCAGATACAGCAGATACTCAAACAGCACCTTATAGTGGCACAGTGTCTACAACATACGCTAACACAATGTATATCTATAAATACTTTTTTGATGGTGGAGAGAAAGTTCAAAACGCATGGTCTAAATGGACATTTGAAGGTGTAAAAATTATTGGTGCTATGTCATTAGAAAGTTTTATTTATGTCTTAGCTTCAGAAGGCACTACAACAAAATTATTAAAAATAGATTTAAGAAATTTAAAAGATACAACAATAGGTCATGGAGTTTACATTGACCTTAAAACTTCTGTTACAGGAACGTATGACAGTGCTACAGATTTAACAACATTTGTATCACCTTATGGTGCAAAAACAGGATTAATTGCAGTAGATAAAACCAACGGTAATAATTACACTGCAACCAACACTTCAGGTTCAACTTATACTATTGAAGGAGACCACACAGCGTTGTTCATAGGACTACCTTATGAAAGTAAGTACACAATGTCTACTCAGTATGTAAGAGAAAATACAGGAAGAGGATTAATAGCAGTTACTTCAGGAAGATACCAAATAAGAAACATATCATTTAATTTTGAAAATAGTGGATACTTTCAAGTTGAGGTTACACCAACTAATAGAAACACATCTACAGCAATTATGAATGGTTATATTATTGGGACATCTACATCTATTGTAGGACAACCTGCTATTGCGACAGGAACTTTAAGAGTGCCTGTTCAATGTAAAAATACAGATTTTACTTTAAATATAAAATCCTCATCTCACTTGCCTATGTATATCGCAGGGGCAGAAGTTGAAGGTTATTATCATAACAGAGCAAGAAGGATTTAATGAAAGAAAATTACGTTAGAAAAGCAGAACTAAAAGATGCGTTAGAGTTAGCACCTAAAATTAGAAAAGGTGACAGACAAGAAATAATGGCTTCCAACGGTGCATCACCTTTAGAAGCTCTTGTCATACCTTTTACTCAAGAGGGAAAAATTTATTCTATTATTGGCACAACATCAGAAGGTGTGATTGGAATGTTTGGTTCTGTGCCATCTTCAGAAAAAGGATATGGCGTTGTTTGGTTATTGTCTAGCGAAGACTTATTCAAACACACTAAACAATTTATTAAAGAATGTCCAAAATGGGTAGATGATATGAGTAGAGGTTATGAATACGTTTATAATTTTGTAGATGAAAGAAATTGGAAAAGTTTAAAATGGTTACAATTTTTAGGATTTGAACCAAAAAAGAAAATAGGAGATTTTGGTATTGGTAAAATGCCATTTTTATTAATGATGAAAGAGGTGAATAATTAATGTGTGATATTCAATCGGCACTAGCAGTAGCAGGAACAATTCAGTCTTATAGAGAACAAAAAGCTCAAAATGCCGCTATTAGAAGAGACCAAGAAGCTACAAGAAGAAATGCTGATAAAGGGTATCTTCACGATATGACTAAAATTGATAGAGAAAAAGTCAATGCAGATAGAGAAAAAACTTTAGCTGAAATAAGTTCAAAAAAAGAAAAAGAAGCAGAAATTGCACAATCATTAAATTTAGGATTTGGGAACAGTACAAAAATTGTCCAATCTATAGGAGCATTATTTGATGATGATTGGAACACAATAAACAGAGATTACAGTAAAGATGTAACCACTTTACAAGACCAACAATCGGAAGCCTATGCTAATCAAGTTAAAACTTATAATAGTTTAGCACCTCCGACAGACCCATCAAGAACTGGTCTATTCATACAAGTCGCTAGTCAAGGTTACGAAGGTTATCAAAGAAATCAAACTAACAAAAAGGCTAAGACAGAATAATGGCAATAAAATATAACAGACAAGTCACCAATAAATATTATGGTGCAGGTAATGCAGGATATGTCAGAACAGGCGAAGCATCAGATGGATTAGCAAAAGCGTTAGCTAATTCTGCTAACTCAATAGGTATTGGGGAAAATTTAAGAATTAATAATAAAAAAGATAAAGCTATAGAAAAAATACAAGCATTAGAAGCATCAGGTAAAACTCTTGAAACTATACAAGGAGAAATACTTGCAGGTAAGCACCCAGATTTAACTGGAAAATACATTGATGCTACCACACAGTTTCATAGTGGTAAAATAAAAGCGGCAGAAGTTATTGAACAAATGACTAATGCAATGGAAACAGATTACGATATTACCAAAGACAATCTAAATGATTTTAGTAAAAAGTTTTTACCTGATATGGAAGGACAAGATAGTTCTTTTATGGCAGGGTTTGGCTCATTTTATAATGTTTGGAAAAATAAAGCAGATGTCGCTGATGCTAAAAAAAGAGGAGAAATTGCATCTCAAAAGAAAATTGAAGAAGTTAGAAAAGTTTTATCTGTTATTCCTAATGAAGATTTAGATACAAGATACGTTGCAGAGTGGCAATCTTTTGGAACAGCACTTCGTACAGGAGATAATACAGCTTTAACTAAATTTTACACTAATGAAGAATTAATGGAAGCTATAAGACAAGACGTAAATTCTATTATTGAAACCGCAGATAGCCTTGAAGATATAGAAAGAGCAGAAAAAATTATGTCTTTAAATTTAGGTAAAGGTACTAATGGTCAAGAGTTAGGTTCTTTAAATAGTAGAAAAAATCAAAACACAGATGTTTTAAAAGCCGCACTTACTGCAAAGAAAGATGCTGTAATACAAAAGACTAGAAGAGATGAAGCATACAATACAGCTAAAGCTAC